AAACCCCCAGACGCTACCATTTCAGCACGTCAAGAAGCCTACGCTGCACATTCAGCTGGCTTGCTTAATGATGTGATTGACGCTCTTGTAGACGTCAAGGAACAAATTGCACAAGGTCAAAACATGGTATTAGACACTGGTGCTTTGGTTGGTGGCACAGTCAATAACTTCAATAGTGCTATTGATACGATTAAAACGTTGAAAGGACGTCACAGATTATGATTACTAAAATCAAGGAATATATATCATTCGGTGATTTCAATAGTCGTGACGCCGGCTGGTATTTGCAAAAGCGTGAAGCACCAACGCCAGACGAGAAAGAAATCGTCGAGTCTATCCCTTATATGCAAGGGGAACTTGACTTTTCTAGTGCTCTTGGTGAACGTGTGTTCGAGTCAAGAGAAATTACGTATGAGTTCAAATTGCCATTTACGACTTACGAGAATCGTAAGATTGCTGAAAGGCAGATTAAGTCAAGTATGGTTACTAAAACGCAACGCAAGCTCAGAGATACCCATGACCGTCGCTATTACTGGATGGGCAAGGTTAAGCACATCAAAGTAGCAGACGACCCGATTAAGAAGAATCTGGTCGCTACCATCGTGTTTAAGTGCTACCCGTTTGCATTTCACGAAGATGAGTATTTCGATGATGTCTGGGACACGTTTGATTTTGAGAATGACAATTCAACGTGGACTAAGTGGTATCTTGGTTATGAGAAGAAGAAGACACCAGTCTATTTCGTCAACGCTGGAGATACATCAATCAGTCCAGTAATCATCTGTAGTGAAGACATCACTCTTAAAGACGCTAACGGAACAATTTACTATTTGAAAAAGGGTGAGAACAAAGATTTCGCTCTCACATTAGACATTGGTATCAACTATTTCGAAGCACAAGGGAATGGCACAGTAGCAATGCACTACTCAAATGAGGTGATGGCATGACAGTATCTTGTGATAGCATTGAAATTTTCAACATCAGTAGTACAGGCTACGCTATCCGTGTCAAGGGGCTAAAGTCTAGCAATGGCATATCTGGATTGCAAGTCCCAACTTGGTCGGAGCAGTCCGGACAGGATGACCTTGTTTGGTACGATGCTTTGAAATGGGGCGATGATTGGTACTGTACTATTAATTCAGTTGACCACAATAGCGACAGTGGTACATATCAATCTCACTTCTACGTAGTCACTTCAAACGGCTCGAAAGAGTATCTTGAAGGGAAGAAGATAAATGTCCCAGAGCGTCCTGTCGAGTTAGCCAAGAAAGCCGGATATGCCATCTACTGGTGGCCTAGTTTCCTTGATAGGCGCTGGGATAAGCTTAATCGAACTACTGCAAGCCGTAGAGTCATTCACGACCCATACAGTCCTAGAGGTAATAAGATTGTCTACGGTGAAATCAAGCAAGCTGTCAACAGTATCCACGAGTTAGAGTTTGCAATTCCATTAGACCATACGATGTACCAGAAGATGGTTCAGTTTAAATCAATCATCGAAGTTGTCAACTTAAGAGATAACGAAGTTGAGTTTGTCGGTCGAGTTTTGACGATGGCTAACGAGATGTCAACTAATGGATTCGTTCAAAAAGTTGTCTGTGAGGACTTCCTGTCATATCTTCATGATTCTGCTCAATGGTTCCAGAAACTCCCTAATAAGGGTGCTGAGGACTATTTCAAAATAATCTTTGATTCCGCAAACGTTCAAATCGAGGAATTTAAGCGGATAACTCCTCGAAATATCACAGTACACGGTAAATCAGACCGCCCTTTTCGCTATATCGGATATGATTCGAGTTGGGAGACGGTTAAGGAACGGGTTATTAACAATATCGGTGGCTACCTCACGTTGAGAGAGTTTAATACGAGATTGTATGTAGATTGGACCAAAGAGATTGGAGTCACTAAGGAGAGCCCGATTAAACTAGGCCAAAACATCAAATCTGCTAGCCGTGAAGTTGATTTTGACGGTCTCGCTACAATCATCGTACCGATTGGGGCGGACCTACAGAGCCAAAACCAAGGCCAAGAGGAAGACCAGAGCCCAGACGTGACACGGGCTCAGCTCGACATCCGAAGTGTCAATGACGGGAAGATGTATCTGGCCGACGAAGAATTGATAAAAGAGTTTGGCTTTATTCGGAAATCAGTAATATGGACAGAAATCGACAATCCTAGCATTCTGTTAGCCCGTGGCAAGCAGTATTTGAGGAATCAGAAGATTGCACTGGCTAAATGGACGATTTCAGCAGTTGAACGTTACTTGATTGATAGTCGATATAGCAAGTTCAGAATTGGGAACAAGCACAAGATTATCAATGCACCACTGTCAGGGATTGAAACACTGCAAATCTTGGAAAAGAAAATTGATATACTCAATCCCCAAACGGTTGATTTAACCATCGGTTCACAATCTCAATCATTATCAGCCTACCAATTGCAAACGCAAGAAGCTGATAGCTCGATTGAAAAACTCAAGCTAGACCGGTCAATAGCTACTAAGCAGAAGAAACTTGAACAATTGAACGCTCAATTGGCTGCTCTTAGGTCTGCTAGTCAGTCTAAACCTGTTGAACCAAAAGCTCCGACAGCTCCAGGGGCAAATGCGACGGATGCTGAACGTGAAGCTTATAATAAAGCCCTTGCAGACTACAATGTAGCTAAGGCTGATTACGACGCTAAACTCTCAGCGTTTAATATGAGTCAACAAGAGCGTGCTCAACGTATCAGTGAGCTAGAAGCTGAAATTGCTCGTTTACGAAATGAATTAGGAGGTGCTTAATGCCACAAAATGAAGCAGAGGGACGCTTGAATCTATATGACGATGTGACCCCTCTTGAAAATACTAATAAGATCAGTGTCCTTGTGGACGCTATCCGTAAAAAAACCAAGGGTGCGGATGTTCGTGAAGCTATTGCTCGAGGCATGGAAATCACCTATGATGACGCTGCTAAGAGCGGGAATACTGATATGGAAGTCGTGAAGTCAAGGGATACTTACAACACGCTTCCAGACCGTCTTGACAACATGTCTAAGAATCTTGATGGGAAGGCTAGTACCAAATGGGTTGAGTCGAAACTCAATGCCATTTCGTCAAACGCACCTAAAGCTGTGCTTAGCTCGCTGGAAGAAATCCAACGTACTTATCCAAACGGTGCTAACGGTATCGTAGTAGCAAGTAATACAGGGAAATGGTATTACTTCAACGAGGGGGACCGCCATTGGAAAGAAGGCGGTGTCTATCAATCCAGAGGGCTAAATGTCGATGAAGTGACAGCCGATAATATCGACTTCACAGAATCAATCGAGCAACTTCTACGAGATAAAATTGAAGGCTCGGTTTACCTTTGGAATAACACGGCAATTGGTACATGGTCTTCTACTGGATGGCTTCGATTTATGCCAGTCCCGATTAAAAAAGGACATAAGTATTACTTATCAAACGTCCGAGGAATATTCTCTTTTGCTATTTCAAGCGATGGCAGCAGACTGGTTAAAAAATTCTCAGAAACGGATGATTTGGTAACTACAGAATACATCCCGCCAGAAGATTGCATGTTATATGTATCTTCTAAGCCAGACGAAACGGCTAGAGTTTTTAACGCTTCGCTAGAAGAGCTAAAAAAAGCTAACGTCGACTTCTCAAACTTACCTGATGGCTATGTCTCGCTTAAAATTCCTAAATTGACACTGAATGTCAAACCAGAAGAATTGAGTTTTGTCAACATTGTTAAGCAACTGGTTGACGAGCGCACATTTAAAGTAGGTAAGGCTTGGTCTGGTAACGGAAACGGTACTTACGACGCTTCCACTTGGGGCACTTATCCCAAGATTTACATGCAAGCAGGTCAGACTTATGGATTAAGAAACGTACGTGGGGTATTTACTCACTTCTTCGATATTTCAGGGAAGAAGCTTAAAACATTCTCTACTACAGACGTATTAGTTAACCAGGACTTCACTCCAACCGAAAACGGCTATATCCTTATTAGTCGTTTGACATCAGACGAACCTACAAAGGTTATCCAAGGCGGAAACGCTCAGGCTCATTATCTTGAAAACCTTGACTTTGGCTCTAGTGCCATTGCTTCAAAAGTGCCATTCGTCATGCCAGACACATCAAAAGTTCAATTTGGCTCAGACATTACTGGCATTGATACGACTCAAGTATCGACGATTAATAACCTCGGATACATGAGCCCTATCAAGAAATGGGACAAGAGCCGTGGCTTTATTGACACAATCAACGTCTATGTTAAGGATGCAGGGACATACAATTTTGCCATCGGTAACATCGACCAGAATGATTTGATTGTTTCCCCTCGAGTCTTCCAGAAACAGCTTGCAGCGGGATATAATACGCTTAACGTTCGTGGTGAGGATAAGGAAATCTTTTTCGGTGAACAGCTATTCTTTGAATCTCATGACAATCGTGTGTACGCCTCGAAAGGTGAACGTAATTTAATTCAAGACGCTCAACATGTTACTAATAACGCTGGGTATTCTGGGAAAATCATGTATGAAACAGGGCAAGCTATTCCATTCAGCTATCGTGTAGCTAATGAGAGTGCTAATGAAAAAGTAGAGACGCTGAAACAAAAAACGGATAAGATTGAACCGATTGTTACTGAATTAGAGCTTTTCAAAAAAACTCCGATGATTACCAGTCCGAATGGTACTAAATTCCGTTTGTTAGTTGATAACAACGGCAATCTGTCAACAGTTTCAAATATCCCCAGCCGTGTAGCGGTATTTGGTAACTCGATCCTAAGTCATCCTTGGCTCAAAGGGATGGGTATGGCTGCTAGTGCGCCAGATAAGGACTATTTCACACTTGTAAAGAACTATATCTTATCTAAGAACCCTAGCGCAGTGGTTGAGCGCGGGAATGGTGCAGATTGGGAATCTGACCCGAACAATCGACGTGGGACATTCGATAGCAAAATGAAGCAATCATTAGGCCCAGACACAGACATTGTCATACTGCAGTTCGGTGATAACTTGAATACCGACGAAAAACGGAAGAACCTTGAAACAGACATCCCTAACCTTGTGAACTGGATTAGGGCGGCATCGCCAAAAGCTCTAATCTACTGGGTTGGTATCTACTACGCCTCACCAGACTTCGTGGAAAGAATCAAGCGTATCTGTGCACCGCTTGACGTTACATTCGTTGATATCTATCAGTTTTCTAAAGACGCTAAGTATAAGTCAGAGATGGGCAAGGTGTTGAGACTTCCAGATGGTTCAAACTACACCATCACCAATGCCGGTGTTGCGAGTCACCCGGGCGATTTAGGACACAAGGCCATTGCTGACGAAATTATCAAGAACTTTCTATTCTAGATTGGAGGTGAAAAATGAGACAACCAGATGGAATCTTTGGAATCTTCAATGTTGTTCGTGACTTCTACGAACATGGCATTGACGACCATCTCTGGGTATTCCTGTTAATGGTAATCATCGCTTGTGATATTGCCGTTGGAGTGTCCAGAGCGTGGGCTTATCATGAATTTTCAAGCTCTAAATTTAGAAAAGGCCTTGTCAGCCATACCGCTATGATTGTATTCGTGGCAATCTTCTATCCATTTGCTGCATTTATGAATCTCGGAGGAGTGCTAGATACCTTCATCCTTGCTATGATTGCAGCTTATGGCTCTAGTATCTTAGCCAGTTTGTCAGCATTGGGCGTGGAAATCCCATACTTTGACAAGTACATTAAAAAGAATATCGATAAAGAAAAATTTATTTTGACCTCAGAAAAAGAGGAAGAAAAGGAGAAAACAGAAAATGATTAACTTTAAACTACGTTTACAAAACAAAGCTACTCTAGTAGCGCTTATCTCAGCAATCTTTTTGATGTTGCAGCAATTCGGTCTTGAAATCCCGCACAATATTCAAGAGGGTGTAAATACATTCGTTGTGATCTTAGTTATTCTTGGAATCGTTACAGACCCTACGACTAAGGGTGTGGCAGATAGTGAACGTGCATTGAACTATCACGCACCTCGTGAGGACTAGTCTAATCTACAGATAGCAACAAGATTTTATTGAAATAGAAAGGAGAAACATGACAACGAAAACACAGTTATTAAACACGCTTGAAAGCCTAGTCAATCAACGTGTCACCGTCCCCACCAATCCGTATGGTGGGCAATGTGCAGCTTTGATTGATTATGTTTTGCAGTATGCGGGTTTATTTAATCTCGATTTCAGCTACATGAACGCCATTGACGGGTTGAGCCGTGCTGAAAGTCTAGGATTGAAAGTAACACGTTTTAACGGGGCTAACAATCCACCAGTGGGCAGTGTATGGGTAACTAACTGCTTGCCATATCACCAATTTGGACATATCGGTTTTGTGGTCGCAGAAAACCCAGACGGCACAGTTACCACAGTCGAACAGAATATCGATGGCAACGCTGACTGTCTATATAATGGCGGGGGG